AATGTACTAAATCTGGTATAATATAACTTAATTTTGTGTTTCATTCATTTATCTCATATTAAGTTAATTTGAATCATAATAAGACCTATTTCTTAAATATCTTTATCTCTCTCTTTCTTTCTAGTTATAGATTTAGGTCTTATTGATTAATTAAATACAAAGAGATCATTATAATCTCTGCAATTATTATTATTTCAATCATGTATTTCATGTAGTTTAAATTGCTGCTTAATCATGTCAGATAACCAATATTGGCAGCAATAATCATTATCTTTATTTGCATTTAATATTGATTGAATAGACTCAATAAGCTCTTTTTTAGTTTCTCTGTCTTTATCTGTTATTTCACTCATTATTTAACCCTCCTTTAATATTTTTTTTAATTCTTGTTTGTAGTCAAAAGCATATTCATCAGATAATAAGCATAAATCTTTAAACATACTTTTTAATAAATTATCATCAACTCTTTTTGCTCCACTTTTATAACAAGCATAAGCAATAGCAGTTGAATAGATATGATCCGTTTTTGATTGCATTATTTAACCCTCCTTTTTTGGTTGTAGTACGATTTAATTGAAAATTGATATATATTTGAAATTTGCCTTATAGGCCTATTAAGCTTAGGCATTAGTGATAATTCACCGAAACCAATAAAAGAAAACATTTTCCTTTTATAGGTTGCAGCAAATAGATTATAAATATTTATATCTTTATTCTTCATTTAACCTCCATTGGTTCTTCAATTATACTAAATATTTTTTCATTATAATTTTTACAATATGATTGAATTGCTTGATCTTTGTTTTTAGCTTCACAAAAATAAATTTGTGCTAAAGTTTGTTTATTTGAATTAAAAATTTGAGAGTTTAAACCATAAACAATTTCATATTTTTTCATTTGACCTCCTTAAAAAATTTATTGATATTTTTTTTTAGCTCTGAATTTATTTGACCAATTAATTCAATTCTTTTAACTTTATAAAATTCAATTAATTCATTATTAGTTAAATTGTTTTCAGACTCTAATTTTAGGATTAATTTATTTAATTGATAAATATTCATTTTACCTCCTTTAAAAATCCAATTATATTTCCATTAGAATCACAATCCCAACCTTGAGAATTTTGTCTTTTAATAATGTTGGATAGTGAATCTTGATCATATTGTTTTATTACTTCATCATATTCCAGGTGAGAATATTTTGGCAGCTGTTGGACGTATGACTGCTCATCATCAGTTAAGCAATCATACCAATCATGTCCGACATCATTAATACAGATAGTTTTATTTTTAAAAACTTGATCTTGAAAGTTATTAAAAAAATCAAAACTTTTACCTGGTACTAAGTCTTTAATTGTAGCAAATTTATTATTATTCATTTAACCTCCATTACATTTATTAATTTAGGATCTGCAAAATTAGGAGCTTCACCATTAAAGGTAGCAACTCTAAATTTTACATAACCTTTTTTAATTGCTAAAGTTTTCACTTTATCAATTTCATTGCGATTAAAAGAAGTATGAATAATGCTCTCCAAATAATCTGGCTCATTAAGTTTTAAACCATATAAAATAAATTCAGTTTTCATTAAGCAACCTCTTGAATTGATTTAATTTCTTTTTTAATTTCTTCTGGAATTGAAGTAGTTAACCAGGCAGTACCATATTGGTATGGTTTATTTTTATATAAATATGATTCATCATGTAATAAATTAACTTCTTTTAATTTTTCACATTTTAATTCATAAGAATAATCTAAAGAGTCTTCACTAATAATAGACTTTAAATATGCTTCTTGTTTGGGTGATCCAGCAGTAAAATCATTTAAATGATATTTTTTCCAGATTAAATAAATTTTGTTAAATAATTTATTATTTGGAATTAACTTTTTAATTTCATCTAAATTTTGACCACAAGAATAGCAATCACTTTTTAAATGATTCCAAATATTTCCAGATGCTGAAAATCTTTTACCATTAAAATTAATTTCAACTTCTATTAAACAATTTTTTCTTCCATTGTTTAAATAGTCAACTTTACCAAATTGAATTGTTTTATTTATTACTTGATTCATTGTATCTCCTTTATTATTTTAGTTAATTTGAACATGAGTTAATTAATACCAGATTAAATAGTATATGCAAACTAAATGATAACTTCATATTAAATTAATTAATGTGAGATAAACAACTATAAAGAGAATTAAAATACTGTTGCAATTATGCAACACTTAACAAACATTAGAACGATTATAAACTATGGCAAATATAAGATATAATAAGACAATAGAAAAAAGAATATTGGAACGACTCTGTAATGGTGAAAGCATAAGAAAAATATGCAAAGATCCTAATATGGTATCCTGGCCTACATTTAGCCAAAAATTAAAAGACAATGAAAAATTACAAGATCAATATTACACTTGTAAAAAGATTGGCATTGAAATGGTTATTGCTGAGGCTCAAGATAAATTAATGGAGTCTATTAATACATTAGAGAATTCTGGTAAAATGGATAATAGTTTGCCATTTGCTCATTTAATTAAAGAAATGCAAAGCAACGCAAAGTGGTTAAGCTCTGTTTTATCTCCAGTTAGGTATGGAAAAGATACAAAATTAACTCTAAATGGTGGTGATAAACCAATAGAGATTAAATGGCAGCAATAAGAATTGTTTAATGATTACAGGGTTTATTAGTTAAATTATTCAACCGATACAAACAAATTTATACGATACATTTATAAAGATTTACTGGCAGATTTGCCAAAATGTTAAGGATCTCAATAGTTATTGATTAACTAAGCAACACAAAAGCAACATAAGATTTAATAAGTAAGTAAAAACAATATTAATTGAGCAATACCAATTGATTAACAATCAAATGCTTTTGTTTATTGGTTATTTTGTGAGCTTTTAGGGGGTTTTTAAACGACATACACACCAAATTAAATATCGGTGGCTTGTTAAAATTGATGGGACTTACACACAACTAGATCAAGGATTTTTTATGATGGAATTTGACGACAAAGAAAAAGGCTACTCAGCAGTAATTTACATTATGGAAAGCAGCAACTCTGTTGTTGTTCACTTTGGTGGCTTTAACGATCTTAGAGAATGTAGATATTTCTCATCTCACATCATGGAAGATTTTGGCATTGAACAACTACTAAACGTACCTCAAGGAGTTACAGTACATTAGGGGGGTTTTGTTTTAAAAATGCCAGAAATAGTCATTCCATATAAGCCAAGAGATTTACAAAATTTTTTGCACAAAAAAATCGATAAGCACCGATTTAGTGTTTTAGTTCTTCACAGGAGAGCTGGAAAGACAGTAATGATGATTAATCAAATGATTAAAGCAGCACTTACTTGTCCTTTGCCAAACCCAAGATATGCTTTTATATCTCCTACCTTTAAACAAGGTAAGGCGACAGCATGGGATTATATTAAACAGTTCGCTGGTAAAATACCTGGAACTAAGTTTAATGAGTCAGAATTAAGATGTGATCTACCCAATGGTTCAAGGATTACAATTCTTGGAGCTGAGAACGATCAGGCTCTAAGAGGTATATTTTTAGATGGTTGTGTCTTTGACGAAACTCAAAGCATTAAACCTACTATCTTTCCTGAAGTTATAAGACCAGCTCTGGCAGACCGAAAAGGGTGGTGTGTATTTATTGGAACACCAAAAGGTAGAAATTACTTCTTTCAATTATTTGAAGAAGCTAAGAAGAATGAAAGTTGGTATGCTGGTTTATTTAAAGCTAGTGATACAAACATATTAGATCCTGAAGAATTAACTGCTGCAAAGCAAATGATGTCTGAGGATTTATACGAACAAGAATTTGAATGTTCTTTCCAAGCTGCCATCACAGGCTCTTATTATGGTGCTTTAATCGAAAGATTAGAGTCACAGGGACGTATTACAGACAATCTGTATGATGAGAACCTAGATACTGAAACATGGTGGGATTTGGGCTTAAATGACAGCACAGCGATATGGTTTGTCCAAAGGTATAAAGGAGAGATCAGATTAATAGATTATTATGAAAATGCTGGTGAGGGTTTAGATCACTATGTAGATGTCATTAATAGAAAAGAATATGAGTATTCAAAGCATATAGCTCCCCATGATATTAAGGTTAGAGAAATAGGTAACTTTGGTAAATCAAGATTGGAGAGTGCTTTAGAATTAGGTATTGCTTTTGAAGTAGCACCAAAACTATCTATCGAAGATGGGATTGAAGCTGTCAGAAAAGCTATTCCTAATTGTTGGTTTGACAAAAACAAATGTCAAAAAGGATTAGAAAATTTAAAAGCCTATCAAAAAAGATGGGATGATAAGAACCAATGTTTTAGAAATAAACCCATGCACAATTACGCATCTCATTGTGCTGATGCTTTTAGAACAGGCATAGTAGGTGAGGGTGTAGAAATTAGTAATTGGAAAAAACAAGTTCCAGTTAATACAAATTATATAGTTTAATATGGCAGAAAAAGTAACAGATATAGAATTAAGAGGAATTATAAATCAAGAGATAAATAACTCTCTAGGTTATATGGGTGGCAACCTATCTTCTCAAAGAAAGAAATCTTTAGAATACTATATGGGAGAACCATTAGGTACTGAGATTGATGGTAGATCACAGGTTGTATCAACAGATGTTGCAGACACTATTGAAACCATCTTGCCAAACCTACTTAGAATTTTTACAGCATCACACCAAGTTGTAAAATGCGAACCAGTAAAATCAGAAGATGTACCTCTTGCTGAACAAGCAACTAATTATATTAACTATATTTTTAATAAAGATAACAATGGTTTTTCAATTTTATATGATTGGTTTAAAGATGCGTTAATTGAAAAAAATGGAATTGTAAAAGTTTATTGGGATGATAGTGAAAAGGTTGAGCAAGAAACTTACGAAAATTTAAACGATCAAGAATATCAAGTTTTAATTGATAATGATGAAGTTGAAGTTGTTGAAGAAGAAAAATTTGTTGATGAAAAAGCAAAAGAAGAATTAGAACAAATTAAAGCATTAGCTGAAGCTCAAGGTCAAGAGATGGGTGATATTCCAACTCCTTATTTACATAATTGTATTATTAAAAGAACTAATAGGTCTGGCAAAGTTAAAATAGAAAACATACCACCTGAAGAATTTTTAATTCAAAGAACTGCAAAGTCTATTGAAGATGCAAATTTTGTTGCACATAAAGTTTTAAAAACTAGATCAGAACTTATTGAAATGGGTTATGATAAAGAGATAGTTGAAAATTTACCAACTACAAATGCTATTCTTTTAAATGATGAAAGATTAACTAGATATTCAGATATAGATGAAAGTCCATTTAATGATGCTCCAGATTCATCAACTCAAGAAATAGAAATTTATGAGTGCTATGTTAAAGTAGATATGGATGGAGATGGTATAGCAGAACTTAGAAAAGTAATAGTTGCTGGTGAAAGTGGTTATGAAATTTTAGAAAATATGCCATGCGATTTTATTCCATTTTGTTCTTTAACTCCTGTACCAATGCCACATAGATTTTATGGTAGATCAGTT